GACCACTTGCCTGTGCTGTGTTGTAAGCAGTGATAAGGTTTTCCCACTCTGTTGCGGTTTCGTCTGTGAAGTTAACCGTAACTGTCCACTGTCCACCTGTATCTGCCCTACCTGCAACGTACTTGGTCTGTGTATCTTCAAGCGCAGAGGCATCTATCTGCTCAACATCCATTGAGATACCGCCGATATTATTTATTCTGTCTAACTGTGTAAATGATGCAGGTTTAGTTCCTGCGGTTGATTCAACACCATAGCCGAAAGTAATACCAAGTGTTGAAAGCCCCATTACTGTTGCCGCCATACTGTTTTTTCTCCTTTACATTTTTTGTGCTAGGCGTGTTAAATCACATCGCCCTGTCCTACAATCCTTGAATATCGTGATACAGATTCGTAAACACCGTTAACGTCACTTGTGGGAATGTTCGGCATAGTCGCCGTAAATCCCATTGTCTTGAAAATATCTACCACGTCCCAAGCGATTTCATTGTTTGCAACAACGCCCTGCGTCTTGGTAGTCTTTATATGGACTTCAACGGTCATACTCACGGCATTTATGGTCATGCCATCGAGTGTTTCCCCGCGCTCATTCGCCCCGATAAAAGCGATATAGATTGTCGGGAACTGTGAATTAGTCGGGGTCGCATTATCTTGCGTAACATTAAGATTAGGGTACTTGCTTTTGAGTTTCGCCGTTAACATGGCTTTTACCCTTGAATATACCGTTGTCTGCCTGTCATATACCCAACTCATGTTTCACTAAACACCCTCGCCGCTACCGTCTGAATCTGTCTATACATTTCTTCTACCGCTTTAAGCAACGGTCTGCTCGGCTCGCTACCACTGCTAGTGTGCTGTATGCCGCTATTGTCTACCCAATCCCAAGATTCTAAAAATGCAACGTGCTGATTAGGGAATGTACCCCTATGTCCTTCAATGGCTTTAGCACCGCTACCAAATTCAGCCATCAGCAACGGATTTACTTGAGCCGCGCCGCCTCTCCACTCTTTTGTGTAGGGTTGCCCCGTAACTGTGAGTTTACAAACAGCACCGTTCGTGTCGCCCGTTACGTCTTTGGAAAATTCAAGCAAGTCGCCCATATTGATATAATTCTCGTCATATTCAACATAGGTGTTTGCTTTTGCTACCGTAATACCGACTTCTGCAAGTTCTGAAACAAAACGCTCTAAACGCCACTGCAACCGCGCCTTATACATTGCGATTTCCCTAATGGCATTGCTTATATCGTGGCTGTTTAATCTCGCGTCAATCTTCATTCTTTATCACTTTCCCAAGTATGTACTTATCCACATTCAAGGATTCGTTTATACTCAAAATCGTGTAATCAGCAGAACTCGGCAACGCATAACCCTGCTCGTCTGTTTGCGGTTCGGTAGTGTGCCATATCAAACACGTCTTGGTAATCGGATATTTACCTTTTTCGGTAACGAGAATTGCCTCATACGAACCCTCTGATAGTCCGTATTCCTGCTCTCGCATATCACCGTTACTTTGCGCTATGTTTGCTTCAAAAGGAACAGGCGCAGAATAATGTTCCTGCGTAACGCCTAATTCCTCGTAATATACAACAGGTGGCGTTTGGGTTTCATCAACGTAAGAAACAATCTTATTCCCGCGTTCATCAAGTGCGTACACGGTTTCGCTACCCAACAATTCTGCGTAATACAGTTTTTGCTGATTGCGTTTAAGAGTTCTCATGCTTTATACCTTCGCAAAAGGGACAACACCGCTCCACAACTTACCTCTGTCAATGTACTGTCGGCTTATACCATTCTCATTGTGGCTCTGTTCACCTTCTGCCCCAAGTTGGTTATAGTCATAACGTGCTACATTCATACATTGAGTGTAGTAACGGTTTATGTCCGCTTCTATTTCACCATCTGTCATACCCGAAAATTCGTAGTTTCGGATGGTCAATAATTCACGCACTACCGCTTTTACCTTCACGCCTAAAACATCGGTAAGGACGGTCTGCCCGCTACCTGTTAATTCTGCCGTGAGGTCATCTTTTATTTCGTTTTCAAAAGCGGTTGTATCAATCATCATTTACTCCGATTCTTCGAACAACTTGTCGCAAAGGACTCTCTTGAGTTCTGCGCCCGATTTCTCGTCAGTGTCCTCAATGCCCTGTTCTTTTGCATATTCTCTTACGGTTGCAACATTCATTTTCATAATTTCCTGTCGCGTTGCCGTTGCTTTCTTCTTGGGCTTTTCCTCTTTGACTTCGGGAATAGGCTTCGGGGCAACCTTTTCGGTTGCTCCCTCTGCCTTATTTTTGTTCTGTTGTTCCATCATGTATAACAACATTCCCATAAAACCACCTCGTAGCCTTTATGAAGGCTGTGCAATCTTAATAGCCTTACTTGCGTCATACAGGTAAGTAGCGAAGTGCTTGGATGCCGTGAATACATTAGTGAACTTGAGGATGTTCCTATCTGCTTCAACAACCGTGCCGCGCTTAATGAAGATACGCAGTGCTTCGGGCTTAACAATGTAGATATTGCCCGATGATGTAAGTTTGTTAGAAACAATAACTTGGCATCCTTGATACTCACCAACAACACCCTTTATTGCAACATTAGCCGCAAGTTCAGATGCAGGAATCCAAGTATGAACGTTGCTTCTCATTGCCGTATAAACCGCAGGAGAAACAAGTGCAACCTTTGTTCCGTCTATATCCTCGCCAAACTTTTCGAGTGCAGGGATAATATCTGTGTCTGTCGGTGCAACGCCCGATGCAGTAAGGTAGGTCATCGGAAGTGCGATATTTGAAAGTGTTGTAAGGACTTCGTTGTCCTCCTGTGAAGCGATTGAAAGTGCAAGCTGTTTTGCAATCTCGCCAACAGGGTCGCCGTAACCCGAAAGGATTGCTTCGTCTGTAATCTCCACGCCCTTTGCAATCTTGTGGATTGTAACGGTAAGAGCCGTAGCCGTAAGTTGGTCGGGTGTAAGTGCGGTATTCTCTGCAAGTGTAGCCGCATCGCCGATGTAAGAGAATGAAGGAAGTGAGATTGTATCACCTGCTCTACCTTCAAGTGTGTTGTCGATAGTTGCAAGAGGTGCGAACTTCATCGCATCAACGAGTTTCTTGTCGATTATGCCCGCCATTACTTCGGGGTCAACAAGGTCATTAAGGTATGTTACTGCCATTGTTCATTTCTCCTTTACATAAATTTGTTATAGGTTTCGGGGTCTTTCTCTTTGAGAGCGACCAATTCTTTGTAGTTCAATTTGTCGAACTGTTCTTGCGTCATGGTTATTGAAGAACTGCTACCCTGCGGTTTAGGCATAGTCTTGAGAAGTTCTGATTTCTCCCCCGCTATCCTCGCGTCAACAATCTTGGCGAAAACCTCAAACAATCCGTCATAGTCCGCGTCAATTAATACCCGCGCACCTTCGTTTGCGGTTTCTGCATCACAACCCAACTGAATGAAACGCTTTTCGGCATTTACAACCTTGCGTTCCTTTAAGAGTTGTTCGTTTTGCGCCTTGATTTCCTCAATTTCCTTGCGTTCGCGTTCCTCGGCGGTCATACGTTCTCTTTCGCGCTTGGTCATATCCCCAAGTTCCTTGAGTTTCACGTCCATAGTGCCTTTGAGTTTGTCGTACTTCTTCGCGCCCTCGGCTAACTGTCTTTCAAGTTCGGCTATCCGCGCATCTTTATCAGCACCGCTGTTATCTGCGCCACTATCCGAGCCATCTGTGCCGCTGTCTGCGCCATCACCTTCACCTTCTGCGAAACACTGCAAATTGAGTTTCAAAAGTTCGTCCTTAACCATATTCAATTACCTTTCCCTTTCCGTGTTTGTTTAACGTGCTTCTCTGCACTTTGCCTGTGAATTGTTTAAGGTGACTTCTCTGCCACCTTTATCTGAAACACCCTTACGGTGGGTTTCACTTGTACTCGCAAACGCAACGGCAATTAATGATTTCCTCGGGCGCGGGGTCATACATCGTGTCTTTAGGAAAACGCATCTGTGAACCCCCAACTAAAAACAGACCGTCAATATCAACGGTCTGCCCTTCCGAAAGTTCGTGGCTTAATCGTACTTTGTCGTCAAGTTCGGTTAACCACACCTTTTTCGTTTTGCCCTGCGCTTTTGCTTCGCGGTACTTGTTATAATTCTCAAACGCGTTCGCCTCATCCTCGGCAATCAACATCGCCCTGTCTTGTGAAGTCCAATACGCGTCACTGTCTGCCCGCCTTGCGGTAACGTCCACAACCTCATCAATCACCTTGTTTATGTGTTCTTCGAGGTATGGGTCAAGTTTTGTATGTCTAGCAATGACCGAGATTAACTTATCCCTCGCGTCTTGCTTTACCTCATCAATAGGAATATCAGCATCTTTGGCGATAATCCAATATGCGAATACCCAAAGCATTACGTCCTCTATCTGTTTCGCTAGGTCTATCCGCGTATTCATTTCCTCGGGACTTATATACATTTTCCCGAAATACTCATCATACGGGATAGCCGCAATAAAAATAGACCCGCCGCGCTTTTTTGACGTACCCTTTACTTGCTTTTCAAGTTGCCTAACACTGTCGAGTTCGTTTAGTTCGTCAAAATCAAGCGTTGTTCTCCGCATATTCTTCGCCTATTGTTGATTCTGTTACGTCAATCCCTGCGTTCGTGCTATCCACGTTTACAAGGTTTTCGGGTTCATTCTTGCTCTCGAACAGTGCTTTATCTATACGTGAAACGGAGTCGTGATATACCGTTTCAACGTCATTGAACAAGTCAACCGTCCTCATGGCATGGAGCGGTTCAATTCCCGTGTTGATGAGTGTTGCAAGTGCGTTCGTGCGGCTCGCAAGGTCGTAAGTCCTGTCACGGCTAAATTCAATGTCAATAAACCGTGTTTCAAGTTCCTTAACGTCACTGTCAACATTTACTGACAACTTGCAGATACGGAGGATAAGTTCAACGACCTTAAGCATTGAACGGCTATACATACTCTCCATAGCCTTTGCCCTGCTTTCTGCCTGTTCATAACCATTAGACAGATACATAGCACTTCCTGTATTGCCGCCCGTTGACTTCTCACGACTAGGAACGCCGCAAATCTGTAATATCTGTTTATACAGGTAATCAACGTAGGTCTGCGTTTCGTTCTGATTAAGCGTCTGTGTGAGATATACAACCTTTGCATCCGACCCGTTACCAACGGATTTAGTCTGCAAGATACCGCCGCCACTCTTGAGTTCTTCTTTGGCATCATCGGAAAGTTCCGCATTGTGCAACCAAAGTATGCTCTGTACGAACTGCTCTATATCATCAACTCGGTTAGAGTTAATATCATTTATGGCATCCATAAGCGGGATTGCCTTTTCAAAGCAACCTGCATAGTCATTGTTTGCCGCAAATTCAACAATAGGGATTGTGCGAAGAATGTTAGGAACTACGTTAAAGCCGTTCGTTCCGTTCGCCGTGTCAAACCCAAACTCATACACATAGTCGTCCGTATATGCAGTAACCCTCTTTGTGCCGTTCTGCAACACGCTGTATGTCACCGCAACCATAGGACGCTCATACGCATCGTTTGAATACACGATAAATGTGTTTCTAGGGTCAAGTACAAGAAGGTCAAACGGCGAGGTAGCTGTCATATCATCCTTCGGTAAAACCATGAGGTAGCCAACGCCCGCTATGTGGAAATTACGGAAAAGTTCAATGTCTTTCGCCTGTTTGTTTTCCTCTGACAGCATTTCATTGACCTTGACAATCCTTTTATCAGAGTGCTTAAGTTCTGCATTTACAGAACGCGCAACAAGGTTAATCGGATTGCCCGCTTGGTAGCCGACCGTAAAATCAACCACTTCGCTTGCGTGATTTTCAATGACTACGTTCTTGATTTCGGGTCTGATAGTCTTTTCACGGTCGATAACGGGTTGAAGTCCGCGCTCATACTTAAACAGGTATTCCATTTGGCTTCTGTTCGCCGCATGGTCACCGTTCATGGCAAGATTAACGATAGACGTTATGTTGTCCCTCGTTACTTCCGTCTCGTCCGTATGTATTTTCTTACGCCCTATCAGTTGACCGACAAGGTTAACGTGATTGCTAGTCGCCATAATTCTCCACAAAGAAAAACACCGCCCCTAAATAGAGCGGTGTAAAACTACTTTCCCTAGTTCATCGAGTTTACCATAACACAACATATTGTGGTATTCAATGTACCAAAGTGTACCATTTCGTACCAAAGTGTACCAAAATGTACCAACTTTCTAAAAACTCTTGACTTTTTTGTAAACCTTCCCGTATTTTTTCTCAAATTCTGACAGTGCGTTACCACGAATCCGATACAAAGTAGTCCGTGAAACATTCAAGTCGCTTGTTATCTCATTCATGGTTTGATTCATGGCATACCTGCGGTAGATGTATGCAGGGGCAAATTCTCCCGTCAAGCTATCAACCTGCGCTTTAATCGCCCTATATTCGGCAACATACCCGTCAATCTCCGCATTTGTATCGACTACTTTAGTCAAAATATCCCCTAGCGTGTCCTTTACCGAGGTCTGTACCCTGTCACCGTCAGTAGGCGCGACCATATTTATAGCCCTGCCACGCTCAAGAACTAACATTTCGCTTTTGCTCTGTATTGTATTTAATAGCCAATACATTCTCTTGAGGTATTTTTCAGTTGTCATACACTCCCCCTTTAGAAAAATCTACTTGTAACTGTCACTTTTGCCCCTAAATGTCTATCAATAAACCGCGCATAGTTCGCCATTGCATCGGGAACGTCATCATGTACGTTTTTTCCTGTCACACTGTAACTTAAAAGCCACTTCATAAACGTGCCATACTGCGATTTTGGTGTATAAAGGCTCTCATCTTTGAACACTACGTTCTTTTTAATCCAATCAGCATTGACGATTATACGGGTTTCCTTGTTGGTTTCGGTCGGTTTCGAGGTAATATTGCACCTGCCGCCACGTTCCTTGACCCGCTGTTCGACTTCAAAAGCCACCCTGTCACCGCCGTTATTGCTCTCAAACTCGACTTGTTGCATATTGTATTCACAAATCTTATTTGCCAAGTTCTCATACTGCACGCCGTAATCAGAAGAATCGTCACAAATCGCGTCCACAAGGTAATGGTCTGCGCCGAAAACGTAAATAATCGGCATTACAAGGAAGTCTGTACCCTTATTCTTGGTATCGCATACCCCTAAAATGGCATCGGGTTCGCCCATCGGAAGTTCAAGATACGTCCGCAAGTCCTCTTTGTGGTACAAAAGCCCCTCGCGCTCAATAGGCTCGTTTTTATATAAACAACGGTATGATATATCATCCATGAGTAAGGCTTGATTGTTAAAGAATTTAACAGTAAACCCACCCACATCATACTTAAAGTTGCTCTCCCCTGTTTCGGGGTCAATATCGGGAACGGCAATGAAACGCGCCCTATCATCCCCCTCATAAACGGTTTTCAAGCGTCCAATCACATCATGCACCGACCAACGGGTAGCAATATGCAGTTCCTTGCACCCTTCCATCTTCCTTTGACGGGCATCAACGGCGTATATGTCCCAAAGTTTATCAAGCTGATTCTTATTAAGGGCTATTTCAATACCGCCTATAAGGTCATCACACATCAAAAGGTGGTTGCAACGGACTTTACCCGCGTTAGACGAGCCGATTGACGTACACTGCACGTTCGGAAACGGCTTATATGCGCCAAAGTTGATTTGTTCTGACTTCGCATTGGTGCTTGTTTGCTTTACATCGGGGAATAATTCTTGCCAAGTATATTCTTTAGACGAGGTTATATCATTGATACCGTCATAGTACATACGGGTTATTTCGCCGCTATGTGAAAAGAACAGGTTGGAATCTTCGGGGTGTTTGCCGATTATCCAACTCTGAAAGAATTTCTCGAGGGTAGTTTTGCCTGTCGAGGGCGGCATAGATATTGATAATATATCAAGTTTATCATCTTCAAGGTCTTGTAATGCCTCAATGATACCTGTTTTTAAAAGACATCTACGGCGCGGCTCATAAAACTTGCGCTTATAACTCCTGTCTTTCTCAAGATATAATAAATAACTATCAAACAGATATGGTGCTTCTAGGTATAGAATCTCATAAAAGGATTTGACAGGTAATACATCTACGTCTTTATTCTTTCTCTCAAGATGCAGAATATCATCATATCCCTTTACCTTCCGCGCCCACTGATTACACATATTTTTCACGCGCCTTGACAGCTTAAACCCATACTCAAGGTCTTTCTCGGTATTGATTGCCACGCTACAAGCCTTGGTATAAGCATCAAGTATGTCGTCCTCAAACGCACGCTCATACATCGCTTTCTCCCCGCGCTTATTCCTTGTCTTTATCAAGATTGCATCGTATGAATTTACTGCCTCTATTAGTTCTTTACTTGCCATATACTCCCTTTTTTGTTTTTAGAGAAATTTTTAAACAGGTGCTATTTTCGTATATTATTTATATATATTACTAATGGGTTATTGGGTTATATATTAAACAGCCCATATGCCCCTTTTTCTACCGAGCGGATATTTAGGCTACTAACCGCCCACACCGACCTCCCCCGTAGACCCCTACCCCATAGGACACCCACCGAAGCGGGGACGGGATGCAGACCACCAAAGAACGGTATCAGATACCCAACCACACCCCCATAATTAACAGGTAACATAATAATTATTATGTATCTGTTCGCAAAATACTAAATTTAACGAATAGTTATAAAATACCTCTAAAGCCTGTATTTTCAAGGGTTTAAGGGGCTTTCGTCTCTATTAATCAAACATAAATAGCAATTATTAGTATCAATTATTGCTCTTTTAGGTCAATAAGTCGGGGTAATTCGTCGGCACTTATTACGGGTTTATGATTAACAGTGATTGTAATATCGTTATTGTTATCCCTGTAACCGTGTTTAGCCTTGAGTAAAAATATCTCTTTGACATATTCCCCGTTACCGTCTACAAGGGCATTTTCACACACTGTTTGCCACTTTCGAGCCGTGTCGATATACTCACGGGTTATATGTTTCCGCTTGTCCTTATCGCCTTTAATAATATCTTTATCATTAATATCACCATTAATCCACTTGTAAATAGTATCTCTGTTAATACCTGTTAACAAACTAAACTCCAATATACTTGGTCTATCATTCCATTTATATTTACCAACTAAATCAATATAAATATCAA